AATGAAATCCATTTTTTACGACTCTTATCCACGTTTTGAAAAGCGAATCATTCGCAAGTGGATTAAAGACGGCATACGCTATAATTTAGGCAACGTAAATTCTCTTAAATACGCTTGGAATACGAAAGTATTATTTGCCAACTTAAAAGGCGTTAAAAGGTCAAAAAAGAACACAAAAGATGTTTTGCAACAATCACTAAAAATATAAAATAATGGATGATTCAATTAATTATTTCAAAACAAAGCCTGAACGAATCGAATATTTAGGCGAACGCTATTTTAAATTCAGCTATTCAGATGATAAAACGGTTCAGGTCTGTTTATCGGTTGGTGACGTAAAGAAAGGTAAGTCGAATACTTTCGGAGTCTATTTAATCAGCAAAATGACGTTTTTAAGCAACTATTTTGTAACAGGGTATATTATTCCAATTACACAAAAAGAGTACGAAGATCAATTTCAGAAAGTCGTTAAATTACTCTATTAAAATAATTAAGTTTGATGTTTTCTAACATACCCAAAAATTAGCATGATATTAGGTTTTAGATGTATCTTTACTTCATCAAACAAACACAAAAACTAAAGATCATGAAAGCTATCGAAAAACCACAAAACTATGAAGTTTGCCCAAGATGCTCAGGTAAAGGAATCTTGGATTGGACAATGCAAGACGGTGGCGTATGTTACAAATGTGAAGGCAAAGGTTATATTGGCGAACAGTCTGATGAAAAAGATGCTTATAAATCGTATCTTGATTACGTCAGAGAAACTTCTAAAAAGCGTTATGACATGATCAATAAATTGGCTACTCACGTTTGCAATAAAATTTCAGGTCGTACTGATTATGATTTTTGTGATGTTATCGAACGTAAATCGGATTTAAATAAATCATATACATTTAGCGGATTAAATAGTAAATTCGTTGAATTATTTGAACTTCCTTATTTTGCTGATTTATCATTTGCAAAGCGTTATTCAAAAACAGGATGGAACGCACCAATTTTATCTGAAATTATTAATCAAGACAGAAACCAATATGGTGAAGCAATGGTAAAAAGATATTATAAAATGCTTGAATTGGTTGGTGAAGATGGATTCGTAAAAATTGAAAAAACAAATAACAACGAAGTAACGGTTGAATTTTCAATAGCAAAACTTAACTAACAATGGACTACAAATTAATTGACAACATAGTATTTCAATACGACTCAAAAGACTATCCAGAATTTACAGATACGCTAATTTTAAGTGCTGATTATGATGGTAAAGAAATGACTTCAGATCAGTTAAATGAGATTAACGAAGATTCAGAGTTTGTTTATGAAAAATTATTGGAATGGTTGTATTAAGATGATTCGAGTATTTACCAATTTGAACATTCAAACATAATTTAATATGGAAAATATTAACGATCAACTCAATTCAATTCTTAACATGATTAAAGAAATGGAGAAGATAAATAAAGTGAATATTGACACTATAAAATGGGTAATTCAAAACAAAATTGGACTTAATAGAATCGAATTAGAACGTCAGTCTAACAGCAATTTGCCTAAACTTCCAGATTTTGCAGCCGCTAATTTTGACAATATTGCCGAAATATCTACCAGACTAACAACTGGCAATGTGTCGCACCATGCCAGAACAATCGAAGGTTTGGCAAAAAGAAATGCTGAGTTTATCAGAAAGCATTATTGCTAATATATGTTTCAACTAGAAGGAGTATCTGAACCAAACCAAGTTTTTATATTTGCTAATTTATTTGTAACTTTGGATTTAAACTAAAATAGACTCATATGGAAAACGAACTTTTTGCAGTCATGGTTGAAGGTAGACAAACGACTTCAAAAACGTATGACAATTACGACAACATAGAAGCTGAAGCGGTAAGGCTTGCAACTCAGGAAAGAAGGACAACGTATGTAATGAAAATAATAACAAAGGTTGAATTAAATGATGTTAAAATAACTAAGTTAAATGTCTAAAACAAAGCAATACAGATTAGAAGTAATTGAATTTAAAGGACACTATAAAAAGTTTAGCCTAAGATTCAATACTGAAACTATTTACTGTTTTGAATATAAAATACTACCTTTAAACCGGATTAGAATAAGAACATTGTTTAGCTTAAATTAAAACCAAATGAAAAAAGCTCAGAAATGTCCTGAATGTGGTTATTTAGATGAAATATATATAGGCACTTGCTGTATAGATTGTCCTAGATGTAATTGCAGTATGGATTTAGCAAAAGAAGTTGAGATCATTGATTGGGAAGAAGAACTAAAGATAAAGTAAATGGCAAAGCCTTATAATCATACAGAAGAAGAAAAGATAATTATTGTCACCGAAATATGCGATAGGGTAATAGAGGAAAAAATATCTTTTAATAAGGCTGTTAAGGAATCAAAAATTAGCTATGTTACTTTCTTTCAATGGCTTTCAAAATCAGATCAGTTAAAAGAGCTTTATAACTACGCGACATTGATAAGATCAGATATTCTTTTTGATGAAATGATTGACATTGCCGATGATGGTATTAATGACTTTGTAAAGAAACAGATATCCGAAGGTGTTGAAGTTGAAATACTAAACTTAGAACATATACAAAGATCAAGATTGCGAATTGATGCGAGAAAATGGATACTTGCTAAGATGCAACCTAAGAAATATGGAGAAAGATTAGATTTATCAAGTTCAGACGGTTCAATGACTCCTAAGGTATTGGATTTAGCTCAACTTTCAACCGAAGAACTACTATTGAGGGCGAACGCTACTAATAAATTGAAAGAAAAATAGACTTTTAACTTACGATTATAAAAACAGCCAGCGAGTCAAGGCAAGCGATTGTAAGTAATAAAAATACTAAACTATTAATAATCAATAAATAAACTAAAATGACACCAAAACTAACAATGCAAAGTTCATTACAGGAAATATTTGATGATCCTAAATTTGATGAATTGACGTTAAATGAAATTAAAGCCATCAAAGAACAAATCTTTAAACTTAAAAGAGTCAAAGGTGGCGTTAAAGACTTTTTAGATAAGTTCACAATCGAAGAAATAAAATATCAATATATCAGAATTGCAAACCACAAATCATATTGCACAACTGTTCAAAAGCAACTGATTAAAAGAATAGTTTCAAAGGCTGCAATTATGACTATAAACTACTATTCAGAAAGCAATAAAACTACTATTCAGAAAGAAGAATTAACAACTACTTAATGAAAATAAAACTACCAATATTATTTAATACTGATTCGCTTCAAATGTTGGATAATGCCGATATTGATTTTGATTTAAGATTATGCGACGTTAGACCGATTATATTTTACAGAATAGATGCAATAACTTCTTATATAGAAAATGAAATAGAGTATTGTCAGATTTATAGTGGAAGCCATAGTTATTATTCGACATTAAAAGTTAGTGAAGTTGAAAAAGCTATTGAAAAAAATCAAATGCAATTACAATTTTTGCAATGACTTCTCACGAATTTGACATTTACATAGAACTTTACAAGCGTAAAGAATACAAGCATATTCCTATCGGTATTTATCCTGATGGGAATTACTTTTATATGACACCAAAGCAGATTCGTGCTATTGAATTGTTGAATGATGAAAATACTACCGATGTAGGATATGGAGGATCTGCTCGCAGTGGAAAATCTATTATCGAATGTACCGCTATTATATTTGATTGTTTCGCTTATTCCGACATAGCTTGGGGATTGGCTCGAAAGGAATTATCAACGCTTAAAAGGACTGTTTTACTAACCTTATTCAAGCAGTTTGAATTTTATGGAATAGTTGACTACAAACTAAATAAAACATCTAAAAATACTTATAACTACAATCAGGAGCTAAATAAAATATCGTTCGGCAATAAGTCAGACGTTTTTTTGATTGATACGGCTTATAAACCTAGCGATCCGCTAAACACTAGATTTGGAGGTTTTGAGTTAACCAGATCAGCAATAGATGAAAGCAACGAAACAGAATTATCTGTTGTTTATAAATTGTTTGAGCGTACTGGATGGAGAAACAACGATAAATACAACCTAAAAAGAAAACAGTTTGAATGTTTTAATCCGGCAAAGAATCATGTTTATAATCGTTACTATGTGCCGTTCAAAGAAGGCACTGAGGATGATCATAAAAAGTTTATTCCGGCATTACCTGCTGATAATCCTCATCCAAGCGTAAAAGAGTGGATTCAGGATTTAACTAAAACAGGCGATCAAGTAACTATCCAACGTCAGATATTAGGTAACTTCGATTATGACGATGATCCTTCGGCTTTGTGCCAGTACGATGCTATTTGCGACATATTTACAAACGATCATGTAAAAGGTGGTACGAAGTATATTAGTGCTGATTTAGCGATGCAAGGGCGAGATAAATTTATTGCCGGATATTGGGAAGGGTTAAGATGTACTGTTGCAATTGATAAAGGTAAGTCAACCGGAAAATCAATCGAATTAGACTTGAAAGAACTGAAGAACGATAAAGGTGTAGGCAATTCAAATATAGTTGCAGATAGTGACGGTTTGGGGGCATATCTTGAAAGCTATATTCAGAACATTAAAACTTTTCACGGAAACGCAACACCTAAGAATAAAAAAGAGTTTAAGAATCTTAAATCTGAATGTGGGTTTAAATTAGCAGAGGTGATCAACAATAGAGAAATAAAGATTACTTGCAGTCAAGCGCAACAGGAAGAAATTAAAAAAGAAATATCATCATGTCTTAAAAGAGATAGCGACAATGTCGATAATGACGAACAGAAAAAGAAACTTATCAGCAAAGATAAGATGAAAGAAAGTTTAGGACATTCTCCTGACTATATGGATATGTTATTAATGAGAATGATCTTTGAGGTTAAAAAGGAATTTGTAGCAATGTGGTAATTGAATTTATTTATATATTTGTATCATATAACATTAAAACTTAATACAATGGCAAAGTATGTAAATGATTTAGTATATGATGCAGCGATAGACTACATCAAAAATAATGCAACAGAGGAGTATCTTTGCAGTTCACAACCAACAACAAGGGCAACTGCTATTAGTGCAGCATTAGCAACAAAGACTGGATTAACTTCTGGCAGTTTTACTGGTGCAGCAGATGGTGATATTTCAGGGCGTAAAGTAACTATCAACGCCCAGTCTGGATTAACTATTGATGTTGGTGGTACTGCTACTCATGTAGCTCTTTGCTCTGCTACTCAATTGCTAATGGTTCATACCTGTACTTCTCAGGTTGTAACAGCTGGAAATACTGTAACCATACCAGCGCATAAGTTTGAAATTGCAGACGTAACACCATAACGAAATGACCCAGGCTAATAATTCAATAGCAGTTACAGCCGGAAGCGGTGACTTAGTTGCTACTCATTTAGTAAATAGCAAAGAATATCAGGTTGTAATGGTAGCGAATGAATCAGGTCATATAGACGGTTCTATTCCTACATGGGTAGTTCAAACAGCTAACTCAGCAAACGTAGCCGCAGCACGAACAACATTTATTGATATTTTCAATGCTTCCGGTTCAGGTCAAATCATAGAGATTAAGGGAATTTATATTATTCCTACACTAGCTGCTGTTACTGGTGTGGGTTTGACTTGGGAAATTATAAAGACTTCTGCCATTGGTTCAGGGGGTTCAGCTTTAACGCCAAGACCATTCGATTCAACAAATACAGCGTTAAATGCTAATGTTACGGCAAGAATTAAGCCTTCTGGAGGTGCAACTACTAACTTTATTTTGCTTTCTCCAAACTCTTCCAGCGAAGAAACTATACCTTATGGAAGCATGGCATCAATATTAAATCATGTACCTTCTTTTGCTTATGGTCAAGGTATTTATTTGAGAGAAGGCGAAGGGTTAAAGGTTGATCAAACGACTAATAGTTCAGTCGGTTCAACAAATATTATTGTTGTATTTGTAGTCGAATAACATGAGTTTACTACTTGAGTTAAATTGGAATAATAAGACAGCAACTGTTCAAGATTCGTTTAATACGAATATACTTGATTCGGTTGCTATTACACAAAACCATATAATTCAGGTACAAGACTCATTTAACTCAAACATTTTAGACTCAGTTGCAATAATACAACTTCACAATATTACTGTTCAAAGTAATTTAAACGGTAATATTTTGGATAGTATTATAATAACTCAAAACGTAGTTATTCAAGTTCAAGATAATATCAATTCTAATCTTCTTGATTTAATCTCACTAACTCAG